AATCTACACCTAATGGTACTGGTAACTGGTTCCATAGACAATGGATTAAAGCACAAGACGGCACAAGTGGTTTTACACCTATTAGATTACCCTGGACCGTGCATCCAGAGAGAAATCAAGAATGGAGAGACAGACAAGATGATGAATTAGGGGATAGAATGGCAGCACAAGAATGTGATTGTGATTTTACAACCTCTGGTGATACAGTATTTCCCCCTGAAATATTAAATCACATTGAAGCTACAATGTTAAAAGACCCACTAGAAAAACGTGGTATAAATAGTAGCTTATGGGTTTGGGAATACCCAGATTATACAAGGCAATATATGGTTGTAGCTGACGTAGCAAGAGGTGATTCTAAAGACTATTCAGCATTTCATATTATAGACATTGAAAATTGTACGCAAGTAGCTGAATTTAAAGACCAAGTTCCAACTAAAGATTTTGGTAGAATATTATTTAATGTAGCTACTGAATATAATAAAGCATTACTTGTAATTGAAAATGCAAATATTGGATGGGCTGCTATACAAGAAGTAATTGATATGGGTTATGAGAACTTGTATTATAGTCCTAAAGATGAAAAATTTACTCGTGACGCAGAAGCATATATTGCTAAAGGATATGATTTAGTAGATAAATCAAAAATGGTACCTGGTTTTACTATGTCACTTAGAACAAGACCATTAACTATTGCAAAATTAGATGCATACGTTAAAGAACAAAGCATACAAATCCAATCAAGACGTACATTAGATGAGTTAAGAACATTTGTATGGAAAAATGGCCGACCAGAAGCCCAAACTGGGTATAATGATGACCTAATTATGTCTATAGCTACTGCGTGTTACGTGCGAGATACTGCATTAAAATTTGCTCAACACGGAGTTGATTTAACTAGAGCCATGCTTGCAAATACTTCCAAAGCAAATTACAATCCGTTTTTTAGTACCGCTAAAATAAATGACCCTAAACAAGCATATAAGATGAAAGTAAAGGGAAAAGATGAAGATTTGTCTTGGCTTTTAGGTTAAATATTTATACACACACAATAAACAATAAATATGGCAGATACTAGTTTATTTACAAGATTACGAAGGTTATTTTCTAACGATGTTATTATTAGAAACGTAGGAGGAAAACAACTTAAAGTAATGGATGTAGATCGCATCCAAAAATATGGTAGTTTAGAATCTAATTCATTATATGATAGGTTTACTAGATTACATAGACCTGTAGGATCTTCTTTACAATACAACCCAACACTTAATTATTCGTCTATGAGGCTTCAGCTTTATAGTGATTATGAGGCAATGGATTATGATTCACTTATTGCACCGGCATTAGATATTATTTCAGAAGAATCAACCCTTAAAAACGAATATGGAGATGTATTAACTATTAAATCATCTAATGAAAATGTTAAACGAGTACTTCATAATTTATTTTATGATGTTTTAAATGTAGAATTTAATTTACCTTCTTGGGTTCGTCAGATGTGTAAGTATGGTGATTTTTACTTGCACTTACAAATTTCTGAAAAATTTGGAGTATATAATGTTTTACCACTTTCTGTATATCAAGTAGTTAGGGAAGAAGGTACTGATCCAGAAAATCCTAATTATGTACAATTTATTTTAGATCCTAACGGTTTATCACAATCTAATACTTATAGTGCTAGAAGAAGTGACCAAATGAAACTTGAAAATTACGAAGTAGCCCACTTTAGATTATTATCAGATGCCGCATATCTTCCCTATGGTAGATCTTACCTTGAACCAGCTCGTAAAGTATTTAAACAACTTATATTAATGGAAGATGCGATGCTTATTCATAGAATAATGCGAGCACCTGAAAAAAGAATTTTTTATATGAATGTTGGTGGTATACCACCCCAAGAAATCGACCAGTTTATGGAAAAAACAGTGGCAAGAATGAAAAAAACGCCATATATAGATCAACAATCTGGTGATTATAATTTAAAGTTTAATATACAAAACATGACTGAGGATTTTTATATCCCAGTTAGAGGTAACGATGCATCAACTAAAATTGAAACTACTAAAGGATTAGATTATGATGGTACAACTGATATTGAATATTTAAAGAATCGAATGTTAGCTGCTCTTAAGATTCCTAAGGCATTCTTAGGATATGATGAAAATCTTGAAGGCAAATCTACACTAGCTGCTATGGATATTCGATTTGCTCGTACAATTGAACGTCTACAAAGAACTATTGTATCCGAATTACATAAAATCGCACTAGTACATTTATATACTCAGGGATTTACAGATGCAGATTTAGTAGATTTTGAATTAGAATTAACAGGCCCATCAATAGTATTTGAACAAGAAAAAACCGAATTATATAAATCTAAAGTAGAATTAGCTAATTCAATTACTGATAAAAAAATATTATCTACAGATTTTGTTTATAAAAATGTATTTAATTTATCTGATAAAGAAATTGAACATGAAAAGCAAAGATCTCTTGACGATGCTAGTCATATTTTTAGATTAAACCAGATAGAAAATGAAGGAAACGACCCTATAGAATCAGGTGAATCATATGGTACGCCTCATGATTTAGCTAGTTTATATTCTACTAAAAGAGATAAAACAATTAAAGATGTTCCTGATGGTTATGATGAAGAAAAACCAGGAAGACCAGCTATAAAATTAAGCCGTTATGATACAGATCAGGCTAATACTGGTCGTGATCCTTTAGGTAAAGCCGGATTAACAGCTGATGATTCTCCTAATAGAACTAATAATGTATCTACATTTGCATTAGAAGAAAATTCAAGATTACTTAAAAAATTAGCATTACCTAAAAATACTAAAAAACAAATTTTAAAAGAAAAAAACACTTCATCATTATTAGATGAAAAAAACATAATAGATGAGTAATCTTCAAAGCTCCTCATATATTTATATAGGAATAAAACAATTCATGCATGAAACCTAAGCATTCCAAGTACAAAAATACGGGAATATTATTTGAATTGCTTACTAGGCAAATCACTTCAGAGACGATTTCAAACGATAATCCTAAGGCTACAGGTATCCTTAAAAAATTTTTTAGTAATAATTCTACTTTATTAAAAGAGTACCAAATATATCATGCTTTGTTAAATAAAAAGTTTAATAAAGAAGCTAATGCTGCGGTATTATTAGAAACATTAATTAATGCTCATTCTAAACTTAATAAATCTGCATTAAGAAGAGAAAGATATAATTTAGTTAGAGAAATTAAAAATGTTTATAATTTAGAAGATTTTTTTAAAGCCAAAATTAATAATTATAAAGTATACGCTAGTGTTTATAATTTATTAGAAAATAATTCTTCTAATCCCTTACATGCTGTAAATTCTAAAGTTATAATATTAGAACATATAACAGAAAAAGGTCTTCCTAATAAGCCTAAAAAAGATATGGTTATGGAAGAATATGAAAAGTTTGATAAAGAAACTAGAGCATTAACATATAAAATGTTAATGGAAAAGTTTAATGAAAAATATGCTGGTTTAAATAAAAACCAAAGAATTTTATTAAAAGAATATGTTTACAACATATCTAATAGCCCTAAGTTAAAGCGTTTTATTAATGAAGAAATTAATAATGTAAGAGCTGAAATTAAAGAATTATCTAAAAAAACTGATAAAGTTACTCAAATTAAATTAAATGAGGTAGTAAGTTTAATAAAACCTTTATGTAAAAAATCATCTGTTCATGATGATAATGTAGTTAACCTCTTAAATTATTATGAATTGGTTAATGAATTAAAATCATTATAATGAAGATAGATGAACTTAGGAATATTATCCGTGAACTCATTAAAACAGAGTTGGAAGAAGTTAGCACGTTGGGAACTGGTGCTTCTTTTAGTCCTGGTTCTTCTGAAGCTTACAGTACCCCATTTGCATTTAGAAAAAAAAGAAAACGTAAAAATTAATAGTTATGCCAAAAAAGATTAGTGCCTTTGACTTTGCAAAAAGAAATAATAAAGTAAATAGACCTGGTATTCATGCTAAAACTAAGCATAGTAACCACAAAAGCTCTAAAAATTATAGAAAATTAAATAGGGGACAAGGAAGATGAAACAATTACTTATAGAACATATGCCGTTTAAAGTAGATAAGCTTTTAGTTGAGCAATCTATTAAAGAAAATAAACCCCTTAGAGTAGGAGGTGTTATTCAAAGAGCCGGTGTTAAAAACCACAACGGTAGAATCTATGAGCAAAAAATTCTTGAAAGAGAAATACAAAAATATATTGATGGCCCTGTTAGGGAAAAAAGAGCCCTAGGTGAATTAGACCATCCTGAATCTTCTGTAATTAATTTAAATAATGTATCTCATAATATAGTAGAAGTTACTATGAAAGGAGGTGATGTGCATGGTGTTGTAGAAATATTAACCACACCTTCAGGAAATATTTTAAAAGAGTTATTTCGTTGTGGTGTTACAGTAGGAATATCTTCTAGAGGTATGGGTTCAGTAGAAGAAAACTCAGATGGGGTATTAATGGTACAAGAAGATTTTGATCTTTTATGTTTTGATTTTGTATCTACACCTTCTACTCCTGGTGCTTATATGTCCCCTATGAATGAAGGAGTAAATACCCCTACTACGGATTACACTAAAGTTAACAATGTTATTAGAGATATTATCTGTGATAACACGGGAATGTGTAAGTGTTAATCCTTACCAAAGTACCCCTTAATAAAGCTATAAATAAAAATAGCTGATGCTAAGGGCCATCCTAATATAACCCAAAACCTGTCTGACCATTCCATAGGGTATCCAGCTTTTTCAATAGCTCTTTCAAGCAAAGCTGCTACTATAACTCCTATTAAAAAATAAGTACATACTGTTTGAAAATCGGTAATATCTTCAATAAATGCTATTGCTAGTGCTTCAAATGGATTCATAATATAAATAGTTTTCCCTAAAGATACGAAAAAATTTTTTGTTTTCCAAATTATTTTTATATTTATTTTTGAAACATACACTATCTTAATATAGTGTCCCTGGATTTTAAAACAAATCCCTATTAGAGATACTAAAATCTCTATTTCCCGTACACAATTTACTGGAAGCCAATTAAAAAATTAAAAACAAAATGGCTAAAGAATTATTAAAAGAGGCAATCGCTGATGCGAAAGCTGTTAGAGAAGTAGC